TTTGTCAAAAAAAATCAATCTAAAGTTGTAGAAGAAATTGAAGTGCAGCAAGGAGATAAAGTTTCATCATTTGGTTATAAAGTAGGAGATACTGTAGAGCAAGATTATGAAACAGAAGCTTTACTTACTGAATTAAGAAACGCAACTTCTTCTGGAGATAAAATAGAACTTATTGCAGGAAAAGATCCAGATGTTTCTATGGCAGTATGGGCTTTTCAAAGATTATGTATGCAAGGGTTTCAAATAGAAATAACAGATTTAAATGGAAAAAGATTACCAGATGCAGAAGCTTTATTTAATTTGCAATGTAGAAATTGGAATAGAATCGGAAATGACGGATTAGATGGCTTAATGGATAGCATACATAAAACTGGATTACTATATAATATAATGATGCTTGAAGTTGTAGTAGATAAAACAGGGAAAAATACTTTTTCTGGAATATATATAATTGATCCTAGAACAGTAGAGTGGAAATTAGAAGATAGAGATGGAATAGAACAATGGATTCCATATCAAGACCAAGATGGAGATAAAGTTGATTTAACAAAAGGAAATATTTTTTGGGTGGTTGCAAATCCAGACATTTCTACTCCAAATGGACCATATTTATTAGAATCTGCAATACCTGCAGTAGATTATAAATTACAAACTATTAAAGATAGTTCAGCAGTATTAAGAAGGCAAGGCTATCCATACAATATATATACAATTTCTAAGGAACGTGTAATAAATTCTTTACCTGCAAATTTAAAAAATAATAAAAAAGAAATTAAAGAAGCAGTACAAAATGCAGTAGAAGTTGCAAGGCAAGTAGCAGGAAATAGACAACCTACACAAGATATTGTAGTAACAGACGATATAACCGTTGAAAGAAATAGTAATTCATCTGCTGGAAGTTCAATAGATACAAGAGCTTGGTTTTCTGAAATAGATTTACAAATGTTAAATGGTTGCAAAACTTTAGGATTTTTAATGAACAGAAATAGTGGCTCTACAGAATCTTGGGGTACTGTACAAATGAAACTTATTACTGAAATGGTAGAAAGTTTTCAAAATAAAAGTAAAAGATTAATTGAAAACATTGGTGCTATTTGGTTACAATTAAACGGAATACAAGGGCATTTAAAATTAACGCATAATCCACTTGATTATCAAAGTGAAATACAAAAATGGGAAGCACAAGAAAAGAAAGATGCTCATTATCAAACAGCAGAAAGTCAAGGATGGATTAGTACAGATGAAGCTGCACAAGGTGCTATTGGAAATGATAAAGCTACTGGTACAAAAAAACAGTAGTACAAAATCTAATAAAAATAATAATAAGGAAGGAGAAAATAAATGATAATTGAACCTACTATTAAAGCTAATTTTGAAAGAGGATTTGCAAATTCAAATGTAAAAACATTTGAAGATGATACTGAATTAATGAAAATGGCTAAAGAAAAAGAAAAATATTTACAAGCTAATTCAGAATTAAAATCTGAAAATGAAAATTTAAAATTAGAAAATGAAACTTTAAAAACTGAAATTGAAGAATTAAAAAATCAATTAAGTGAAGTAGCAATTTCTGAGAATAAAAATTCAGGAAATGTAGTTATTGAAAATGAAACTTTAAAAACTGAATTAGATGAAGCTAAAGACAAAAAAAGCAAAAAAGGTGGTGAATAATAATGGATTTTACTCCAAATGATGAACAATGGGAAAAGATGAAAAAGCATATAAAGTCAGATAAATTAAAAAAAGAAGATTTTTTTGTTTTTGAAACTAGAGCAGTAGGAGATAAAATTGTACCACATAGATATACTAGATTAATGCCTGATTTCTTAAAAGTTATGGCAGAAGATGCTAAAAAAGGTGTATCACTAATGCTTAATCATAATTGGGGACAATTAGGAGTTCAATCAATTCCTGTTGGTAAAGTTTTTGATTCAAGAATTGATGGCTCATCACAAGAAGGTGAAACAACTTCATTATATACAACACAATATATTCATAAAGACGATAGTAAAGTTGATGGATATAGTAAAAACGATATTATTAGTTTAATTGAAACTGGTGTATTAGCAGATACAAGTGTTGGCTTTACAACAGATCCAAGTACAAGTTTATGTTCAATATGTGGTAATTCAATATATGATTATCATAATTGTAAGCATATACCAGGTAAAAAATATATTGTAAATGAAGAAACAAATGAAGTTAAACAATGTATTGTAGAACTTCATAAACCAAGAGAACTTTCAGATGAAGGAAACAATGTTTTAATGGAAAATTCGCTTGTGTTTGATGGAGCATATCCTAATGCTATTATACAATCAAAACTTTCAAATGTTAGTGATAAAGATGAAAATTTACAATTATTAGAAGGAAAGCAAGAACTATCAAGTGGTGATGTTATAATAGGATATACATCAAAGAATGGTGTAAACCTTTTATATAAACATTCAAACGAGAAAGGAGGAGCAAAAGAAATGGCTAATACAGGAGAAGAAACAGAAGAAGTAGTAGAAGAAACTGTAGAAGAAACTGTGGAAAATGTGGATAATTCTGTGGATAATTCTGTTGATAATGCAGAAAATGTAGAGAACACAGCAGAGAACACAGCAGAGAATGCAGAGAATGCAGAGAATGTATCAGAAGATGTACATACAGAACTAGAAACACAATCAACTGAAACTACAGAAGCTATGTATTCAGAAGCTTCAATACTAGAGAAATTTGGAAACATTGCAGATAGTTTTGAAGGATTAATTCAATTAGCAAAAGAAGGATTAGAAAATAGAAATGAAGTAATAAATGAAGCTTTAGAAAGCGGAGTTCATTCTATGGGAAATTCTTTCAACAAAGAAGTCTTTAGTAAAACTTTCTCAAATATGTCAACAAAGGATATAAAAGAAATGGGAAAAGCTTGGGAAGAGCAAGCAAAATCAGAATTTTCTACTAAGAAAATTTCTAAAACAGAAGTTAAAAATGCAACAAGTAAAGAAGAAAAAATAAATTATTCAAAATTTAAAACAGGAAACTATTAATAAGGAGGATAAAAGATGAATAAAATAGTTGATTTTAATGGAATAGGCTATGTAGCAGCAACATTTCCAGTAAGTGCTGCAACAAAAACTTATTTAGCAACAAATTACACAAATGCACAAACAGGAAATGTAGATGTTAATGGAAAGAATTTAGCTGTAGCATTAAATACAAATGGAGAAGCTGAGATTCCTGCAAGTGGAACAGCAGCTTTATTAGGTGTAATAATTGCTTATGAAATGGATGGATTTGCATCAGTACAAATTAAAGGTGGTATTGATGAAGTTCCAACAGCAGCTGCATTAACGGCTGGTGTAAAAGATTTATCTGTAAACACAGCAGGTAAAATAGTAGCAACAAGTGGAGAAGGAGCAGTAGGAAACAAAGTTGTAGTAGCAAAACCTTCAACATCAGGCTCACTATTTGCTTCAATAATTTTATAAGAGGAGGAAAAAGATGAATAAATTTAGATTTTTAAAAGACGATGAAAAAATATTCGTAAAAGATGCAGATATTGAAGCTGCAGCAGCAGAAGGCATTTCATTATCACAATATTTAAATAAAGCTAATGCTGATATTGTAGAAAAATTTGATGGAGAGTTAGATGCTTTTGATATAGCATTATTATCTGCTGGAATAATCGTAAGAGATGATCCAGAACACGGATTACAAAGTTCTTCAATGATGTCATTCTTTACAACAAATGAGAATAAAAACTTATTCCCAGAATTTGTAATAAGACAAATAAGACAAATTTCTAACAGAAATGATAATCTAGTTAGTAAATTAGTTGCAAGCACAAGAGTAATTGATGGAGATGCTGCAAGACAAATAGTATTAGATTTATCTGATACACCAGCAGGACAAAAGAATAGAAAAGCATTAAAAGAAAGAAGAATTGCAGAAGGTGCTGATATTCCAGTAGCAACAATTAAACTTGGAGAAACAGCAATTAAAATTTATAAGTATGGAATTGGTATCAAAGCTACTTATGAAGTTTTAAGAAGAACTACAGTAGATATGTTTAGAAAACAAATGGAATTAGTTTCATTACAAGCTTCTGTAGACGAAGTTGGAACAGTAATTGAAACAATTATTGAAGGCGATGGAAATACAAACGCAGCTACTGTATATAAAGCTAGTGATTTAAATTCAGATGCAGTAGAAGGAAAAATTGATTCAACTACTTTACTAAAATTCTTAACAGCTGATAAAGCAAGTGGAATTGTATTTGATACAGTAATAACAGATGATGATGTTTATGTAGATTTCTTAACTACTTTAATGGATAAGAATTTAACAAATGCAATTAATCCAAAAGTACAATTTGTATTCCCACAAACATTTATAAATAATTTAACAGTTATTTATAGTGAGGATTTAACAAAAACAGTTAATAATAAGAGCAGAATTATAGGATTGGCTAAAGATTATGCTATTGAAAAAGTTATCGAAGCTGGTTCAATAATTAATGAAGTTACAAAAGTTGCTTCAAATCAAACACAAGTAGCTTATATGACAGAAAATGCTGGATTTAGTAAAATTGATCCAAGAGCATCTGCTATATTAGAATTATATTAATAAATTCAGAAAGGAGAAGAATATGATTGGTAAATATGAAATAAAGTTAGGTGAAGATGCAATAGGGAAAAGAGTAAGAGCAATCTTAGGAGTTCCAGAAGCTATTTTAACTAATGAAATCATATCTTCTTCTATTTTTAAAAAGCAAGCAGAAAATTATATAAACAAAAATATAAAAGATTATTTAGAATTAATTGATAAAAATAATACAAATTTATTAGAAATATCATCAATGTATTATATAGCTTATTTACTTTGTACTGGCATGGATTCAAGGTTACCTAAGCAGATGGAAAATTTATCTACAAAAACAGTTTTGAACTCAATAAATTGGGATGAAAAAGCTTTAGAAATGCTAAATAAAGCAGATGAAGTATTAGATGATTTTCTTGAAGATTATACAGATGAAGATGGATATAACACATTTGCAGATTTATCTGATGAAATGGATTATCCAGAAACAAATATATAAGAGGTGATTAAATGTTCTGGGTGGATGGATATGCAGATTTGTATCAAAAAATACAAGGATTTGAAATTGTAATTTTAGAAAAAGATAAAAATTTAGAAGCATATTTAAGCTTTGAACAGAGTACAAGGTCAACTTATGATATAGCAATGCGTGATGCAACTATTGATGGGCTTGTTACAATGAAAGATATTTCTAAATTAAAAGTAAGTCAAATTTTTTATAAAAAAGTACAACCAGATGATTATTTATTGTTCAGTCAGTAAATAAATCAGAGCAACAGCCAAAATCTAAAAATATAAATGCAATAAAACAAAACAGTTTTGTTACAATATTAAGAAAACAATATGATTCTGAATTAAAGAAAGAAGTTTATAAACCGATTTATGAGAATATAATTTCTTTTGTATCAATACAGAATAAGGATGAAAAGAATTTTAATCCAGGTATTGAAGATAATACAGTTTTAAACATTCAAATTCCAAAAAAAGATTTTGTTAATGATGTTGTATATGATGTAAAAAATTTAGACAGAATTATAATACAAGACTTTAGCAAGACAAGAAAAGATGAAGTAAAAATTGAAAGTATAGATGCTTATGGTGTTCCAGGGGTGTTTAGAATACAAGGAGTTTTTGATACAAGGACTGGTAGAAATGGCACTAAAATTTGATTATAATAAAGCTTTGAATGATTATTTAAATTATTTTTATGAAGAATTAGAATTTGCTTTACAAAACTGGGAACAAGAAGTAAAAAATAATATAATGTCTGATTTTATAAAAAAGCATGGAAATCCATCTGTGGATAGTTATGTGAAATTTACAAAAAAAGCCATTATAGGATATTTAGAAGCAAACCCAGCAGTATTGGCAGATGCTTATGGTACTGGTAGTTTAATGAACATTGAAGATAATCCTGGTTTTCAAGAATATAGAAATAGTCAATACTGGAATCCAGCAAGAAAAAATAAAAATATTGTTGGTAGACCAAAAGGAAATTATGTAGATATTTTTGGAAATAAAAAATATTCTTGGGGAACTAGAGAAGGCGAAAATTTAGAGTATGACAGAAGAAATACAGGTTATCAAATAGAACCTATCCCACCAAGTAATTCTATAAAAAATGCA